TGATGCTCTTGCCTGTCTGCAAGCTCTTGGCGCGGGCGTCGTGCGGCAAGTAGTGTTTAGCGTAGCGGTACGGCTTCTGCGTCACCGTTTCGGCAATGTCGTAGATGTCAGCGCCAGAGACAGCGTGAAAGTCTATAACGCGCAGTTCCCCGCGCCCTAACTGATAGAACCAAATGGCGGTGTCGTCCCGATAACCCAAGTCCCACGCGGTGTACACAGGGTAATTCGGGTCGTATGGCACTTGGCAGATGCGTCCCTGCTGCTCTGCCTCTCGCATTTCCTTGCCAAAAAAAGCACCGAGAATCGCAGCCTCAAAGCTGCACTCGTACTCCTGTAGATACTGATCCTCGGCCAACTGCGCTCTGGCGGCGGCTAGCTCGGTCGCCGGGAGAATCCCGCTGGATGTGGCGGGCAGGCGCAACAGGAACCACTCGTTAGGGATACGAGTGGCGGTTTCGTAAATCTCCCAAAACTGGTTCTTGCCCTTGGGCGTACCGCCAAACACCGCCCAACCTTGCTTGTCTGACAGGGCAGGGCGTATGACGTTGCCGAATACGCTGGGCTTGAAGTCACCGTATTCGTCCATGTAAATGCCATCAAAACCAAGCCCACGCATCGCGTCAGCGTTGTCAGCGCCAAACAGCCTGATCTTCGCGCCGTTCACTAATTCCACCGTTAATTCGGATTCGTTTACGTCACGGGTGACGGGGGCGGCGTAAAACTTAAAGTAGTCCCATGCGACCGACTTGGCTTGCGAGCGGTACGGGGCGCAGTAGCCGTACAACGGGTTTGAGCTTCGGGCAAACATAGCCGACCGGATAATGTCGTTAACGGCGGCAACGGTTTTCCCGGCTCGTCGGTGAGCAATAAGACACGCCCACCGTTGGGTGCGCTCATGGAACGGCATAAAAGCCTTACGCGGTGCGTAGGGTATGACTACTGGGGCGGCAGCCATGTGATGACCAAATCCTTGCCATCAGCGCCCGTCAGCTCGTTCTTTTCCCGTTGCCCGAGGTACTGCTTACCAAGCCACACTAGCATCGTGGTGTTGCCTTCCTCTAACGCCCGCCATTGGTGGCGGCGTAGCGACATTTTGCCGCCCTCTATTCCGCTTTTATAAATCTCCATAAACTTCTCATCGGTTAGCAGCGTATTGACGTGACAACCGAGCCAAGCGGCGATTTCGGTCTGCGTACATTGGATGCCTGCCAGCTTCTTAACAGCTTCATAATCAATCTCAAACGGGGGGCGACCGCCGCCTTCTCCTTGGTGGCCTTGCTTGGGTTGGCCGGTGCGTTCGCTAATGCGCGTTTCCTTGCGTTTCATGCCGCGGCCTTAAACGGTTCGCCAGTAGATTCCAGCACCGCTTTCTGGCCGGTAAAGTCCTCCCAGCGTTTAACGATAACGTCAACGTACTTGGGGTCTAGCTCCATAATACGGGCTATGCGTCCGTTCTTTTCGGCAGCAATTAGCGTTGTGCCGCTGCCGCCAAACGAATCCAGCACGATATCCCCGCCCTTGGTGTTGTTAAGCAGCTGGTACTCAAACAGCGCCACGGGTTTCATCGTGGGGTGATCTTCGTTACGACTTGGGCGATCAAACTTAAGCAGGGTGGTTTGTTTTCGGTCAGACGCCCACAAATGACCAGCGCCGTCTTTCCAGCCATAAAGGCACGGTTCGTGTTGCCAGTGGTAATCCTGCCGCCCCATTACCATGCTGCTTTTCTGCCATATTAGGCATTGCCGCACTTTCCAGCCGGCGTCCTTACACGCCCCACGAAAGTTATAGCCCTCCGAGTCCGCGTGCCAAACGTAAAACACCGCCCCCGGTTTCAGAACCGCATCAGCCGTAACAAAAGCGTCCCGCAAAAAAGTCCTAAACGCCTCGTCGCCCATGCTGTCGTTTTGAATGGTTAGTGCGTCTTTAGTTTTGCCTGTATACGCCACGTTATAGGGAGGGTCAGTCAGTAGCATATCTACCCGCTGATCCCCGCATAGGCGTTCTATTGCGGTCATTTCTAGGCTGGAGCCGCACATAACTCGGTGCTGGCCGCATACCCAAACGTCTCCAAGGCGCGTGACAGGCTCCACGGGCGGCTCGGGCGTATCGTCGGGGTCAGTTAGCCCCTCCGTTCCCTTTTCGGCCAATAGGGCGTCTATTTCGTCCGTGTCAAAGCCCGTTAGGTCAAGGTCAAAGTCCAGCGCCTTTAGGTCGGCTAACTCCAGTTTGAGCATAGCCTCATCCCAGCCGGCGTTAAGGGCAAGTTTGTTGTCGGCAATAACGTAAGCCCGCTTTTGGGCGTCCGACAAATGCGACAGCCTGATGCACGGCACTTCGGTCAGTTTTAGCTTACGAGCAGCCATAACGCGCCCGTGACCGGCAATGATGCCGTTGGCCTCGTCTATCAATACGGGGTTGGTGAAGCCAAACTCGCGGATGCTGGCCGCGATCTGGGCTACCTGTGCGTCGCTATGTGTGCGGCTATTTTTCGCAAACGGGATCAGGGTGGCGATCCCGATTTGTTCAATTTGCACGTTATTTTATCCGTCGCAAATCACCAGCATCATCGTACGCAATATCGCCCCGCAAAATTCCCGATAGCATTTTGCGCTGCGTTGATGACATCGGCGCATCCGGTTTCGTCATCCCGCCGATGCTATTGCTATATTGATAAGCGGCCCTCAAACGCTCTTGCATCGGGTTATTTATCTGTGAGCGGCTCTGTAACAAACCACGCATCCGCTCAATCGCGGCGCGAGCATCGTCGTGACGAAAATCTGGGTTGTCGCTTTCAAGGCTTTTTAATAACATCCTGTTCGCGCCCTCGGCTTTTTGAGCGTTCAGCCCGGTTTGCTTTGCAATTGCCCCGGCATCGGCAAGCCGCTCTGCCTCGGCCAATTCGCTTGCGGTTTGCGGACTCATACGACCCGCCTGCATTGCTCCTTCCGCGACATCTTGCAAAGTTCCGGCCTTCCTCGCCACGTTCGCTGCTTTTGCGACGCCACCAATTACCGGAACGCCCGCTAGCGTAGAAAGCCCCATTCCTACTGTATCGCCCTCGCGCCGCGCCCGCTCAAAGTCACGAACGGCCTGAGCTTGGGCAATTCCCGGCACAAACCCCGCGCCAACGTCCGCAACTACGTCAACCGCATCTGCGTTTTGCGGTTGGGTCAAACTTGTCATTCGCTCTAACCGCCGGCGTAACTCGGCTTTTTCTTCAAAATGCCGTAGCGCCGCCGCCATTTTTTCTCGGTTTGAAGGCATTATTTAAACCTCTCCAGTTTGTACGACAGGCTCGCAATCTCGCCCACGATCTCATCCACGATGTTCTGCAAGTCGGTGTCCTTCGGCAGGTCGGTGCGGATGCCCTTCACGAACGTTAGCAGGCTGTTGGCGTAAGCGGCGGCATCCTTCTGCACCTTAAACCCGTCTGGGTAGTCGTCCAGCGGGATGATGTTGTAGTGGCCCTGATACGCCTCGGCGTACTTGTCGGCCAACCCCACGATGTTCTTGTAGTAATGGCCGAGGGCTTTGTGAGCGGCATAGCTTGCCGTCTGCAAATGTAGGAAATGCGCGGCGGTGCTGCTATGCAGCAATACCCCGACAAACTCGGCAGCGTCTTTATGCGACATAGAACCTCCGCATTGCGAGGGTAATGGGAGGCTACTGGCTCGTCAACCGCACGACGCTGTGCGGGACGACCATAGCGAGCGTGGATTCATCGGGCAGCCCGTGCTTTTCCAACAAGTCCTTTTCGGCGGGGTACACCAGCATCGCCCCCTCGTACTGAAACATTTGCGCGTTGGCGACACCCTTTTCCACGCCCTCAAAGTCATCCAGCAGCACGACTGTGTTGCCATGAGCAATTTCTGCCATCAACCGGATGTCTCGCGGGGTCAGCCTGCCGTCCAGAAATATCAGATCAGCCTTAATCTTGTTTTTCAGCATGTCCTCAAACATCTCTGTGCTGCCTTTCATCGGGTACTGGTTGACCTTGAAGGGCAGCTTGATGTCGTTGCTATGGTCACAGGTGTAGACCGTCGCCCCGCTAGAGACGAGCGCGAGCGTGGACTTGCCGATGTAAGTGCCAACCTCCGCGACCACCTTTGGCTTAAACGCCTGCACGACGCTATAGAGACACCAGAACGCCGAGAGGCTGATGCTACCCGTCGGTGCCTGTGCCGTCGTGCGTAGCGCATCCAACATATTGAGCTGATCCACCCACGGGATTTTCGGCTGGCTCACCGTGTTTTCCAGCAGCGTTTCCCAAATGATGCGGCTTGTTCTTTTGCGATTTAAGTTAATCATGCTAATTTCTCCCTATGTCAACCTTCGTCTTTTTCCACGTTGGCACCGATCTTTCAATGCCAACGGCTATGGTGGCGTCGCTTCGGAAACACAATCCCGGCGCTGAAATCATCCAAGTCACCGACAACGCGACCCCCACCGTCCCGGGCGTCACATGGGCGCACCCGACAAGCGGTGACCCCGCGCATCTGATGCTCTGGCGCACGCAAGCCTTTGCAGCGTTGCAGCTCGCCCAGCCTGCGCTTTACATGGACACCGACATGCTGGTGCGCAAGCCCATCCACCCCGAACTGCTCTTGGGCGAGGGGATTATTGCGGTCTGCCGACGCACGTTCATGCGCGATGCCATCTTCAACGTCCACCAGCGCGGGCAGGACTATTCCGAATACGCTGGGAAAACGCTGGACGAGGTTTACCCGTACCTCGGCTGCGCGACCATCACCCCCGATGCGGGCGTGTGGGTCAATTTGGCCGAGCGGTACGCCGCCCTGCCCGACAAGTTCAAAGCGTGGTACGGCGATCAGGAGGTTTTGCGGGATTACGTCAACAGCCTCTCGCCGCTTTTTGTGCGCAAGCTGGACGAGTACCGTTATGCCTGTCTGCCGGAACATTTTGCCGAGTTCCCCTCGCCCGTCATCGCCCATTACAAAGGCAAGCGCAAAGCACAGATGTTCACCGACGCTGCTCTGGCTTGATGGCATCGTCGTATAACGCCCAGAGATCGCGTATAGCGGCCTCTGCGTCACGG